GTTGTAATTGAGCCTACTTCTGAAGAACCTCTAATAAAGACAACAGCATTATTAGTTGCGGCTGATGCATAGCTGTCGTAAACCTTAATTCCGTTTGCTGTGTTTCCTGCAAACCCAACTACAAACTTACCACTGCTTGCTCCTGCTGATACTGAAGTAGTACCCACCAACACGGTTTTCGCAAAATAATTCTGGCTGTTTGTTAAGTGAAATAAAGGTGCAGTTTGACCTGCTGTTCCTATAGCAAATTCATTAGCTGTACCTGTGTTCAATGGTAGAAGTTCTAAAGCTCCAGAACCCACACCTGTCAATGTAGATGTACCGCTTATTGAGAAGTCCCATTCACAAACACCTCCTAGCGTCATCCTCAGTTTAGTTCCATCCGAAGTTTCTGAAAGATGAAGTAGTTTTGAAGGAGAGCCACCAATACCCACGTTTCCATTTGAAGTAATGTCGATGGCTGTATTCCAACTTATTGCATTACCTGCTGTTCCTGCTGGTGCTACGAATTGAGTAATTTTACCGCCCGAATGCTGTGTCATTGAAGCGGCTACTGAAGCTTCATATTTCCAACCGCCATTAAACGAAGCATTTTGCCCAACATACAGATCGCTACTAGTGTGAGCTCCAACAAAACCTCTGCCACCAACTTGCAGTGCGTTATAACCTGAACTCCATGTGGCAAGAGAGGTTTTTGCAATACCCACGTTGCCAGAGGAGTCGAGCTTCATGCTACCGCCACCTGCGGCAGTACCAAATGTCATTGACCTACTTGCTTGAGAGTATGCTATGTAACCATCCCAGTTTGTACCGCTATCGCCAAAGTAAATCGAACCTGTGCTTGACGCTCCACTAAGAATGGACATCCCTGCGTTACCTGAGCCTTCAATAACAAGCTCGTCTGCACTAGCATCAACAGTAGCACCGCTATCTGCTGTTTTTACATGAAGCTTACCCAGAAGTGTTGAATTTTCACCAATACCCACGCGATTATTCGTTGCATCAACGTGTAGCGTGTCTGTATCTACAGTAAGCACATCCATCGTGGCTGTGCCATTAACATTTAACGCGGCAAAGTCAGGACTATCAGTAGTAGCAACACCCTGATTTAAAGCCTTGACAGACGCTATGGAAGTCAACTCGCTGTCCATCAAAGCCCCTGCCGCTGTAACGTTTGTAGCATCGGTTACATCTGCGGAGGCTTCAATACCATCTAGTTTAGTACCATCAGTAGCAACATCACGCCCATCAAACGTGCTGTTGGTAGTTATCGCGCCTGTCATTGCGCCGCCAGATTTAGGAAGTGCCGCGTCAGCAGTTGTTCCTTGTGTTGCTGTAGCATAGTCTGACGAGTCAAACGCCTTAACTTGAGCAAGGTTAGTTACCTCAGAATCCATCAAAGCCCCTGCCGAGCTGACGTTAGTGGTGTCCGTCACATCTGCGGAGGCTTCAATGCCATCTAGCTTACTATGGTCAGCATCGGTAAAAGCGTTCGTATCTGAATTGCTTTCATACAGAGTCTTTATCTGAGCCGCAGTTTGATCAGCAGTAGCGCCTGACTCTATACCATCTAACTTAGTACCGTCTGTAGCAACGTCTCTACCATCAAAGGTTGAGTTGGTAGTTATAGCGCCAGTAAAAGCCGCACCAGATAGTTCGGCTTTATCTGTGTTTAGATTATTAAAGTTTGCATCTACTTCGTTATTAGTTAAAGGGCTGCCCTTTCCTGACCTGGTGGTAATTGTTGCCATTATGTTCTCCGAAAATTAGATATAAAAACCGCCAATTAAGGGGCGAAAAGGGCTTTAAACTTAGGATGCAGATAAAGTAATTGTCCAAGTTACAGACATAGTATCGTCAGCTTGCTTATTGACTACTGCAAAAACAGTACGACATAACATAGTGCCAGAAGATGCTGCGTTAAATACCCCTGCCTCTGTAACCGCTCCTGTTCCCTCAGCGGCCTCAAACGAACTTACAAAAGTAATCGTATTGCTTGAAGCAGAAGTGCTGTCTAGCGCCTCGCGTGAGCCTAGAATCGACACTAGGTCAGTCTGCCCTGCTGATGCCGCAGTTGTGCCTGAACCCAATGCCATATGACTCATTACCCCGGCAGAAGTCCCTGCCATGCGTGAGCAAATAAAGGTTAAACCTGCGCTGACAACAAGGTTGTTGATCTCTCTGGTTTCTTTGATGTTTCCGTTCTTATCTTTAAGAACAAGTGCAACATCACCGCGTAGTTTTAAGTTATCGTTAATCATTATTATCTCCAAAAGAAACCGCCTGAATTGGCGGTCAGTGTAAGTTAAGGGTTAAAAGGTTCCAGAATATCCTACATAATCAGATGCAAAGTAATCAAAGGCGCAATAGCCTTGTCCACGATATGAACCTGAGTCTGTTAACGCTGATGTATCGCTTAATAGTTTGCCTTTTACGATACTCAATATGTCTGTCATTGTGGCTAGATCAGAGCGTACTTTTACAAAGGTCATTGTCTGATCATCATCCGCACTAGCTTCACCGTCTAAATCATCGGTAACGCCAGCGGCTTCATTGATAAACTTATGAAAATCCTTTCTCTCAGAATCAACAAAGGCAGAACTATCAGCAGCACCTTTATTAAACGAGGCTGTCTGAACATCAGTCATCGCACTAAAGTCGCTTAATGCTTTACTCAATGAAAAGGCTTGAGTATCAGAGGTAACTGTCGGGTCAGCTAATGCTTTACCAGAGGCAACACTAAGGGATTCAGCAGCAGAGAACAAATCAGTCCTAGCCAGCCCAATACCAAATGCTATGGCATCTGTTGTGCCTGGAACATCATTGAGGCTTTTACCAACTGCAACCGTATTAATTGCATCAGAAGTGGCACCAGAATCACTAAAGGCAACACCTACATCTAAAGAGATAGTGTCAGAGGTTGTAGAACCGTCGTTAGTGACCTTCCCCAGCCCTGTAACGGTTGAGTCAGACGCACTTGATGAATCACCAAAGGATTTGCCAACGCCTTTAGACGGACTGTCAGACAAGCCTAAAACATCAAAGAAAAACCTAAAAATAAGAAAGTCACCAAATTTAAGTTCGGCAACAATCTTTTTAAAGTCTATATTAGCAATAGCTTTGTTAAAGTTTACATTAGCAATAGCTTTTTTAAATGCAACAACAGCTTTAAGCATTAAAAATCATCCCTGACATAAAACTCCAATATTTCATAAAGCGTCTCAACAACACCGCTTGCGTATGTCACCTCAATCTCGCCCTGATAAGAACCAGCATCAACATCTAACTGAGTGCCTGAAAATGAAAATATAGCAGCGCCTTCTTTAAAATTGTCTCCAACATCAGCAGCAAGCAATGTAAACAAGATCGTCGTTGTATCTTTTTTCCTAAACTTGAGTTTGCACGTTCCGTTTTCAAAATCAACAACAGAGCCATCATCTTCTCTTGTTATTGTTGCTTTGATCTGAGGTGCAGTGTCATTCTTTACAAGGGTGTAAATTTCGCTCATTTTATGCTCCAGGCTTTGTAGGCCATGTAATATCGTCTAAAGAAGTGGCGTTAGAATAATCAGATGGAACATCTCTCAATGCTTGTCTGTAAGTAGCCCATAAAGATTTATCGGATAAAGACAAAGGACTGTCTGACATTTGCGTATAATCACAGTCAGTTAATTTTTGGTTTCTTAATGATCTAATTTCAGCAAACAAGGAATTGACATCAACGCTCCATTCTTTATTTTTCCAAACATGATAAAGCGAGGGACAAGCTGCTCTTGTTTTCCATTGATTAGTATCAAGGTCATACCATCCTGTTACCATTAGCACATCATCACTCAAGTCATCAGGAACGATAACTGCTGTATCTCCGCTAGGCTGATAACTTTGTAAATGAACGTATTGATCATTATTCCCTGGAGATACAATGCCGTGAATATTTCCTTCGCCATTTACAAATGCAAACCTATGAGCCATAAAGCCCTCCTTAATCTAGTGGCAATCTCGATCTATGAAAAATTGTCGTCTACAGAACCGCCATTAAGAACGTAAAGAATAGCCCAATCCATACTGCTTGACATCGCTGCTCTAGTGCTTCCTATTGCATAATAATTTAGCATTCTTATCGTGCCAGCAGAATAATTAAACTGATAATTAAAATTAAACCTTGAGCTAGTTCCTGGGCTGCTTCCTGATATATAAACAGAAGCCGTGTTACTTACAAGAACGTAATAACGGCCTTTATCTAAAGAACTATCCATTGTAAATTCTTGATAATACCCTTCTGCGCTATTTGATCCTGCTGTGCCGTTAAACTTGCCTGTTGCAACAACTTTTGCAGTAACATCAAGATCGGTAGCAGAAAATAGAATGTCCGATGAAGCGGTGCCTGTTCCGTCATACACAACCATACCAAAGTTAGCAGGAGTTAGGCTTGAGACTGACTGCGCTTTAAGTTCACGCCATACAACATAACCACCGCCATTGCCGTTATTGCTATTAGGGAAAGCCGTTAATCCTCGACCCCATTTGTTGTCGTATAACCTTCGCCCTAATTTTGCAAAGCCGCCATAACCCTGATTGCCAGTAGCAGAGGAGGCAGGTCGAGCAATAATCAAATCACTTCCAGACCAGCTTGTAACGGGAAAATCAGTATTTCCAACTGCGGTGTTATTTGATGTAGCGTATAACAATGATTCTGCGCGATCAGTGTCTAAAACGGTGCGACCACTACTGTT